AAACAGGCTCACGAACACCAACCCGTCGCAGACGGCGCAGTGGCCGGCGTGCAATGCCATCAGGCGTCTCCGGCCCGCGCGAACTCCTCGTTCTGCATCAATTCGCGCACCACGTCGAACGTATCCGCCGGGGGCGGGGGCGGCGTGAGCGGTGCGGCGCCCAAGCGGAAGGCGAGGAGTTGATCCGTCGCCGCCTGCTCGCGCGCGCGGGCCTGCGCCCACTGCGCGCGCCACCACGCCACCTCGGACTCGAGATGGCTGACGAGGCGCTGCGTGGGGAACAGCCAGTCGAGGATGCGGGTCAGCATGGCGTCTTGTTTGGGACGTCCACCTGAAGGCGCAGCAGGGCCTCGCGCATGGGCACGATATGATCGGCGAGATGGGGAGCGTAATCCTCCACCTTCCGGAGCGCATCACGCGCCGTCGCGAGGGCCAGGTTGAGCCCCATCCCCGCGCGCCACTCGGCATCGCGTCGGGCCATCCACCGGGGCCGCCTCATCCCACCCGCCACCAGTCGCCCGTGGCCGCCGGCTCCTGCTGCCGGTCCTGCGCGCGCTGCTCGAAGAGCCACGCCATCTCCACCTCCGCGCGATCGAGGCGCGGCCTCGTCGCCCGCAACGACTGCTCCCATTGCGCACGCTGATAGCGCACCGGATCTTCGTCCAGCAACCGCTGGGCATCCGGCGCGAGCACCAGATTGGGCCGCGAGCGCAACTGCCACGAGTCCGCGAGGGCGTCGAGCAGGTCGTCGCGCGCGTTCTCGGCGTCGGGGCGCCACCGCTCGGCATCGTACAGCAGTTCCTCCAGCGCAGGGCAGTCCTCCACCACCTTGATCTGCCGGGCGGCCCACGGCGGCTCGAGCATCCGGATCCGCACGTTCTTGGTCTGCCGCGTCTCGCGGGGGAGTTTCAGCAGCGGCAGGACGTGCCCGCGCTTCTCGCCCTCGGCGGCAAAGAGCGGCTGGAACAGCTTGGCAAAGCTGATCGCCTCGAACCCCACCGCCATGATGCCGGGGTGCCGGTTCACGGCCGCGTACACCTCCTCGATCAGCCGCGACTCGCTCCATCGGCCCTGGCGCAGATCCTGGACCCACATCTGATTCTCGCGATCCCAGCCGACCACCGCCAGCGCCGAATAGTCCGCCCACTTCTTGTCGCTGATCGCGGGGTCCACCGTCATCACGGTCCAGAGGCCCGCGGGCACCGCGCTGCGCTTCACGCGCTCGATCTTGGTGCGGGAGAACACCACGGTATCGGCGCTGACCGGGTCCAGCAGGTACTGCGCCGCGAACTCGCTCGGCCCCTTCTCGGCGCGCGTGCGCAAGAGCGTGGGCACGTCCAGGCGCTCGGGGAACGACGGCACCACCCACCCGAACCCCGGGGCGGCCAGGCCCAAGGCCGCCGCCACAGCGTCGGAATCCACCGCGCCGGGCTCCTCGGGGGTCGCGGGCCGCCAGCAGGGGGTGATGTACTCGCCCAGCAGCATGCCGTGCCGCGCCTTCTGCTCCCGCAGCCACGCATAGGCGTCCGCGTAGTGCCAGGGCGTGCCGATGTAGTCGATGGTGCTCGTCTTGGGATCGTCCACCAGGCTCATCGCGAGGCGCACGAACTGGATGGTGTTGCCCAGCATCTCGCGCGTCTGGGAGTTCTCCCGCCCCACCACGTCGTCCATCGTGATGTGGTGAAAGTGCTTGCTGGTCAGCTCGCCGCCTTCCCCGATCACCTCCACCGTGTTGCCCCGGCCGCGCTTGCGCTTGACGCTGATCGCCCCTTCCGTCCACTTCTCCGCTTGTTTCGCCGGATCGGCCCACAAGATGTCCGGGAACGCCCAGATCATCAGGGGGTGCTGGAGCATCGCCTTGATGCCCGACAGCATGTCGGCGGCGTTCTCCAGCTTGTTGCTCGCGATCAGGATGCGGATGTCGGGGTGATTCAGGATGCGCTGGACGTTCCGGGCACAGGTGATGATCGTGGTCTTGAAGCTGTTCCTGGGCAGCAGGTACAGGTTCTTCTGGTACACCGTGCCCAGCAAGGCGTCGCACAACCGGCCGTGAAAGCCCTCCGCGAGCTGGTTCACGGGCCAGTCGGCAAACAGCACCTTGGCGCACAGGGCGTACAGATCCGTCTTGAGCAGGTAGCGGATCGTCTCCCGCTGCTGCCGGGTGGCCTGCGCCTTGCGGCTGGTCAGCGGGTCGGCCACGCCCCACGGTCGCTGTCCCCTCCCAGGGAGTGCGCTGCCTGCGGGAACCACCCCGCGATCCGCTGCCGCCGCTGCGCGCGATGGATGCGCGCGTGCGCCTTCCGCTCCACCTGCCGGACCCGCTCCACCGTGATCCCCAATGCCGCCGCGAGAATCCGGTACCGCACCCCAAACGACCGCGCAATCAGCACCGCCGCCCGGCGCTCACTCTTCCGCTGCTCGGGCCATCGCTCCGGCTCGGCCCGCAGCCAGTCCATCCACCACCAGAAGGCGCACCGCAGCACCAACGGGCGCCCACACCCGGCGGTGAGGTCCAGCCCGCCCAAGGGGTCGTCCTCGCGCGCGTCAGCCACGCCCCGCCACCGCCGCCTCCAGCCGCTCCAACGCCGCCACCATCGCCTCCTGCACCCCCACCAGCCGCTCCAACACCGCCAGCAGATCCCCCGACGTGGGCGGCACCGCCATCATCCGCCCCGCCTGGTCCTGCACCCACGCCACCCGCGCCGCCTGTTTGTCTGCCCCCGCGGATTTTTGCGGTCCCACTGGCTCAGCCATCCCGTGCCCCTTCGCGTTTCTTCCGCCGCGGCGGTGTGGAAGGACCCGTGAACAGACTGTCCCGCAGATAGGCGTCCACCCGCTTCAGATAGCCCGCGTACACCGCCCGATCCCGCTTCACCATCGCCTTCGCCTTCCGCGCCGCCGGCCCCGTCAACGTGATGCTGGCGACGACGTAGCGCATCGGGATGTGTTTGTCCGCTGTGTCTCCACGCGCGGATTTTTGCGGTTCTGCCTGCTCAGCCGCCATGGCGTTTGTCCCGCAGCGGCTGTCTTGAAGGAGGCCAATGCACCGGCCCAAGGAACGGGACTCCCGGCAAGCCTCGATCGGTGCTGGTTCGAGCCGGATTCAGGGCCTCTGTGCTGCTCGCTCCCCACGTCAGCAGCCGTAACCCTCTGTATTCTCTAGCTTCAGCGTAGAGTGTGTACTGTGCGGGGGTGTTCATGCCTCTGTCCCTGCTGCCTCACCTGGGCTGTTAGGGTCAGGGAGTGTTGCCCCAAGCACCACAGGGCCAGGGCTGACAGCATGGGGCACAGCCACGTCAGGCTGATAGGCCGGCAAGGGCTCGGGCTCGTGGTGGGGCTTCAGGCTGGAGAGCGTATGGGGACGGGCGGTATCGATGAGGCTACGAATCAGGCTCATGGCGTCTTCGCTGCCCAGCTGCACGTCAGCGGTAACGTTGAGCACCGCGTGTTTCTCAATGTACTCAGACGGTCGCAGGGCCTTGAGCCTCACGATATAGCCCGTGGGATTGCCGGTGTCGCGGGCCTGGTCGATCATCTCGGCCTGGTAGCCGTCGGCGCATTCCTCTCTGGCGATCTTGACCGCATCGGCAAAGGCTGGGTCGCGCTCCATGACGTCATAGACGGTGCGGGGGTTGATGCCCACTCTCCGGGCAGCGCGGTACATGCCGGCGTGGTCTCTCAGCTCTTCAATGAAGGCGTCGCGCCACTGACCGGGCACGGGCGGGCCTGGGCGGTGGCGGTCAGAGGCTTCGGGCACGCCGTCGGGGCGTGGGGTGTCGGGGGTAGGCGGCCGGTTGCGGTGGCGTGGCGCCTTGGCCCCGACGGGTTTGCGGATCTTCCTGGGCATTGGGGTTGGCATACCGCGCGCGCCTGGCATGAGTCAAGGGGGTGACGAGGGCGACGCGGGTCGGGACGGCGTGAGAACAGACCCTGAGCGGAAACGGAGGCAGGAGGTTCGCTTCGCTTCGGGTGTTTCCAAAGGGCCTAGCCGGCCCTCTGGACTCCCGGCAGAATCAGGCAGCGTCGCCCAGGCAACGGGCTCCTGCTGGAAACACAATAAGGTGTAAACCACGAGGGGAGATTTGGTGTCC